GAGCCACTTTGACATCCACTGAACCGATTTACCCCCCCTTTTTTACACCCACAATCTTTTTAAGTAGCATATTTTAAGTAGTTTCTAATGGCAAGGCTAGAACTCAAAGGAATCTCAGGAAATCTAAAAGAAGATATTAAAATACTAGCAAAGACACATGGGGTTAGCGTTGCCAGATTCCTTGAACCAGCCATCACTAATCACATTTACAAAACCGATAACAGAGAAAAGCTTATTAGCGCTAAGAGGTCTGACCCAGATTGGTAATGGGCGTATTTGATTTTTTAAGAAGGAAACCGCAACGTAAAAGCGGATTGCAAACATATTTAGATTCTAATTTACAAAAAGAAGCTAGGACTCCAGTTTATGACATGGCTCCAGCAATGGGAAGCACTGGCCCAATGAGATTAGAACCAATTTATGATTTACATTATTTAGACCAATTGGCTGAACAATATTCACATCTTCAATCTGTTATTACAAAGATAGCTTCACAGACTGTTGCTAAAGGTTATCGTTTAGAACCTACAAATGAAAGTCCAAGTGAAGACCAAAAGGCACTTCTCGAAAGAGTATTATCAGACCCAACAAATGGAGATTCCGATATGACTGGAGAAGAATTTTGTAAAGCAATTGTTAGACAGGTAGAAGTATTTGATGACGCATGGGTTTCAATAGTTTATAATTATGTAAAAGATGAGTCTGGCAATACTTTAGGTAAACAAGTTTCTCAACTTTGGGTTGAAGATTCTAAACACATGAGATTTAACACAGATAGATTTGGTAAATTTCAAACTGAAGATTACTTTTGCCCAGTATGCCGATGTGCTAGAAATGGAACGGTTTGTTCAGAATGCGGAACTCAACTAGAATTAGTTGCTTATACTTATGAAGACCCAGAAGGAGATATCCCATTTGCAAGAGATGAGATTATACACTTTAACAAATATTCATCAACAGCTCGGCTCTATGGACAATCACCTATTGTGGGATTAATGAAAAAAATAGAGACTGCTTTGGCAATCGAATCGTATCAAAACAAAATGTTTAGATTGGAAAGACCTCCTAAAGGATTCTTAGATATTCCTAATTTAGATGAAACAGCACTTAATAGATTAGGAGAATATATTGCGGAGGAAACCCGAAGGAATCCAAATTTCGTTCCTATTATCTCTTCAGGAGAAGGTGGTTCAAGTGCAAGGTTTGTACCAGTTATGCCTAACAGTGGAGAATCAGGTATGCTTCCTTATCTAGACAAAATAAATCAAGATATTAATTCGGCTTATGGAGTTATGCCTTTGGCAGTTGGAGATGTTAGTGGAGTTGGCGGACTTAACGCAGAAGGAGAACAGTTGTCAATGATGGACAGAACTATTGATGAAACTCAACGTATGATTCAAGAAGGTTTATTTGAACCATTATTAAAATTGTTAAAAATAACAGATTACGAGGTAATCTTTAATGACATTGATGAACGCAATGAACAGCAATATCTTGCCAATATGAGAAGCAAAGCTGACATAATTGCTGCATTCCAAGCAGTTGGAATTACATTAGACTTGAGTGAAGAAGGAGAATTACTATTTCCAAGCAATACAGAAAATACGCCAATGTCGCAGGAGCCAGTGGAGCCAAGCGAACAAGCGGATTTACTTCAGCCTTAGATACTAAATTAGTTGTCACGTTAAAACGTGAAATCAATATCTTACGCAGAGCAACTTCATTTAGTGAACTTGCAGAAATGCTTCCTATGTTATTGATAAATGTCACAAAAGATTTAAAATCAATAGTAGGAGAAGAAATGAAAGACGCATACATTCATGGCTTCAAATCTGCTGCTGAGGAAAACAAAACCAATGTAATAATGAAAAATGGGGGGCTAAACGACTCCAAAAAGAAGTTAAACACACATTCAGTATTTAAAGGCGATAGACTAGCAGTCGATTTTGACCAAACAGATGAGGATGCGATTAGAGTGCTAAACAGTGGTAAAGTTCAGACAAATATTTACAGTGAATTAACACTTTCACTTTCTACTAAATTAAATCAAGAAGTAAACAATGCAATAATAGAAGGGTATAGTATTCCCGCAACAGTAACAGAAATGCAAAAGGTTTTGAATACAGAAACTTACAAACTTACTCGCATTGCTAGAACCGAGATAATTAACGTGACAAACGAGGGAAGGTTAGCATCCTATAAGAAAATAGAAAGGCTACGTAAAAAGCCCTTCAAATATACATTAGTTGTCGCTTCTGGGTTAAGGACTTGTGCCGCACATAAAGAATTAGATAATTTAATCCCAAAAGATGGATTAACAATGGATGATTTAATAACTCTTCAACAAGAAGTTGCATCAAGACATGGTTTTACTTTACGAGGCAATTCACTTTTACACCCTAACCAACGTACAGTATTGATGAGAGTTGCATGAGAGAAATAGATTTTCGATTAATTGAAACATTAGATGACCTTATGGATGCAATGCTAGGAGCTGCTGAAGAAGCAACAGAAGAAAAAAAGAAAAAGAGAATGCCTGATAGTATTATAATTAATATCAGTAACGATAAATACGGGCATCATGGTAATGGTAAAGATGAGTAACTGTAAGAAATGTTTGGCAAGTGGAATGCGAGTTCATGTTCTTAGTAGTGGATTCTGTCAAGAATGTCAATCCGAATTAGAATGGAAAAATGGTGAACGAGAACACCGCAGACAATTAGCAGTAAAGGCAAGAGTTGACTTTCATAAAAAAGCTGAGAAATATGTCGATAAAAAGTGGAAAGAAAAATACGGTGACGACGACATAGAAACAGTATTAGGTTACAATGGCAATTGAACTTCGTGGTGACAAAGAATTTAAGAAGATGTTAAAGAAATTGTTAGGACAATATCCAGATGTTTTAGATATAGCATTAGAAGATACCGCAGATGTGATTGCATTAAAAGCTCAACAAGAAGTTCCTGTCGATACAGGAAGGTTAAGGAGCAGTATTAACGTTAAGAGGGAATACCTCTCTAAATCTATTGGCACGAATGTAAAATACGCTGCACACGTAGAATATGGGACTCCTACTGGCACAGGTGAGAATGGTGGGCCAAAGCCATATCTGAGACCAGCGTTCAACAATAATAAAAATAAAGTTGGACAATTTTTTATAGATAACTTACCATAATTATATAATCCTTTCGGAATTGCTTTGTAGCACAGAAATAGATAGAAATGGTAATTCCATCTATGCAGACCAACACAATAGCTTATATATGCTATTGCATATAACTATAACAGTGCCCAAAAGAGGCACAAAAAGGAAAACAAAAAAATGGTCAGAAGAATCATATCATCAATTGCAGCAAACTATAGACAATTTCGTTACACCGTAACATACGGTCCAGACATCTACTCAAGGAGATTCTAAAATGCCTAGAGGAAAAAAGGGTCAAGTGCCACAAGACTTTCACAGAACTCGATGGTGTGGCCCAACTGCTTTGGCAGTATTGACAGGCAGATGTTACAAAAATGCATACCAAGATATGCAAAGACTTCGTAACAGAAAAAGAGTTGGCAAACTTTCACTTAGAGATGCTAAACCAGTTTCTGGAGTTTGGCTACGTGAAACACTTGATATGTTAGATGTATATGGATACAATGCAGATTCAACTCCTGATGAATGCCAACACAAAATGGAATGGGAAGTAACTTTTGCTAAATGGCTTAGGGAAACATATCACATGAGAGACAAGAAAGCTTGGTACCTTGTTCACATCAATGGACACTTCTGTGTTATGAAAGGTAACAAAGTGTTTGACCAACACACACCAGCAAATGGTACTACTCTCAAGAAATACAGATTCAGAAGAACTCGTGTTGTTAATGTGTACAAGATAACTCGCTTTGGCCCAATGGATTGGTCACGAAGATTTCCTGTACTAGTTGACCACATCGCATGGAAAGCATACCTAGACAGAAACAAAAAGGAGGTGAGAAAATAACCGCTGAACTAAGTGAATGGGATGTGCCACTAGAATTGTGTATCTTTTGCAAACAGCATTGGACTAAATTCGACATTGGCTCCGCAGTCCTGTCTCTAGGCAGAAACCGTCGTTACGTCAAATGTGATATGTACGACACAATGTCTAATCACTGCACAGACCAAGTGTGTAATGATTGTTACGAGAAACAATTGTTAGGAAAATTGTAATCCTAATAGTAATAGGTCTAGCAGTACCTGATAGTGCTTTAAACTGCTAAGCCGATACAAGCGTCAATGGTAAATACTACCAACCTACCATTGGCGTATGGCTACTGATACTGGTTGGCAAGTCTATCGGAACGAATGGTATAATGACAGAATTATGGAGACATTCATTAATGCTCCGATAATAGATAAGCAGAATGATTTAATCCCAACAGAGGTTCTAAGAGAGTCTATGGACTTCTATATGAAATACGGGGTATATTCCTATCAACATGAAGAACTGCCTATTGGCGTTCCTTTAGCATACAGAATTGAGGATAATAAAGTGAAAGTAAGATATGGGATTCACAATCAATTAGAAATGCATAACAATGTTTGGGAAGAGATAAAAGATTTCGGAACTAAGGGCGCCAGTAGCATTAGAGGTGAAACACTTACACAAGATATTGTATGTCCTGAGAATGCCGATACTTGTTTTAATAAAATAAATGATTTGGGTTTGTGGTCAGTAAGTTGGGTTGGTGACAATCCAGCAAATGTTGAAGCAAAGGTTACAAATGTTGCATTAGCTAAAAATGAGGGGGTAAACGACTCCAAAAAAGAGTTGCGAACACTTTTAGATATAAAGGAAGCCGATACAACCGTCAGTTTTATAAACAAGCAATCCGCCATGGAACCCATGAGCAAGGTCACAAAAGACGCAGACTGCGGATGCGGAACCGAAAAAGAGACAGAGAAAACTGAAGAAGTTTCTGAAGAAATAAAAGCAGAAGAAACTGAAGAAGTCGAAGTCATAGCACCTGAAGATTTACCAGATGTAGTTGAAGAGGAAGAAGTCAAAGAAGAAGAAGCAGAAGAGCTAACTCTTGAAGGCCTCGCCACTGAAATGAAAAGAATGAAGCAAGTCTTAGATGATATGGCAGCACCAAAAGAAGATTATGAAGAAAAAGAAGAAGAAGTAGCAGAGAAATCTGAAACCAATGAAGAACCTTCTTTAGATGTTGTAATGAAATCACTTAAAAAATACGGTATATCCGTTTATGCAGGAGCTAAGAAAACACCAGCTCCAGTTGAGAATCCTAAAACTGAATCCTTTGATTGGAATAATATAGAAAAATCATGGGCTGAACTTGAAGGAGGAAACTAAATATGACAGCAGGAACAAGCTTTGAAGAATATGTAAACGCATACTATGGCGGAACACTTGGAATTTCCAAGAGATACGGCATTAGTAAAGCTGATGACAATATCACAACCACAACATTGGCAGGTGGATACAACACAATGTTTGGGGCAAAGGTATTCAGTCAGCTAAACACTAAGTCAGAAGTTTTTAAACTTTTGAAGAAAGAACCATGGACTCAGTCTGGATGGAGAGTTATGACTGGAAGGCACGGCACAACTGCAGGAGTAGCAGAAGGTGGCGAGTTCCCAGAAACCGATAAACCTGACATCACTGAAGTTACCGCAACTTTAAAAGAAGTTGTAACTCCATGGCAAATGACATCCAAAGCTGAGTTGCTTTCTGAGTCTGATGACGGACTTGGTAACTTAGCAGCATTTATGAGAAAAGAAAACGGTGAAGCACACTCTTACAAAATTGACGAGATGTTGTTAGAAACTGTTGACACTCCAGCAAGTAGCAACTTTGAATCTTTAGATAGACTTGGTTGTGACGCAGCAGCAAGACCTTACATTGCTAGTGCTGCAAGTGACTTAGATATGTATGATGTTACAAGAGACGGAGCTACCGCAAACGCTTGGGCAGAAGGAAACTGTGTCTTGGCAACAGCAGGAAGTGCAGGTCACGCAGCTTTAACATTATCAGATTTGGATGACCTAATCCAAGAAGCATTAGAAAACGGTGTAAACTACAACAGCTTAATCTTATTAACTGGATATGATACATACCAAAATCTAAAAGCATTAATGGCAACTGGAAGTGGAACTGGAACAACATTCAGATATGACTTAGCAAGAGAAGGTGGCGCTAACATGAATGGAGTTGCTGGAGAAGCTGGTTTGAATTTCGATTCACGTGTTGGTTCTTATGATGGAATACCAATATTCTTATCACAACACGTTAAGAAAGATACAACATCTAGAGTTCTATTGTTAGATATGGACAACTTGGCAATGAGAATTGCAGCACCAACAACGTACATTGACCAAACTAACATGGCAGTAAGGCAATATCTGTACAAAGAATTTGCTTTCATCACCGCTGGTGAATTAATCTGTTATCAGTTTAATACGCAAGGTAGTATCAGAAACTTGAACGGTTAATGTTAGTAGGAGGACTTAATATATGGTCAAAGTTACTAACACAACGGACAGGGTTCTTATTAGGAGGCATCCTTCTGGGACTGTACTCAAGTGGGCGCCTCAACAAACTAAAGAGGTCACAAGCAAAAGACTACTTGAAGAAATATCTAGACAGGAATGTTTTGTTGTCGGCAAAGAAGTCGGCACAAAAGACATTGGTGGAGGGCTTAAGACTGGGGTCAGAAAGCCTAAAGCTAACAGCAAACCTGCTAGAGCCAAACCTAAAAAAGAAGTAAAGAAAGAAGCCAAACCTAAAAAGGGCTTGAAAAAGTCTAAAAAGGAGAAGGCTGACTGATGGCAAATACTAAAGATTTAGTTAGACACAGCACATCAGAGAAAACTTTACTTGTCGAAAACGGGGCCGTGGTAGCGCTTTCAGGAAGTGCTGCCGTAGCCATTACAGAAATTGACGCTACGTCTTTTGACAGGGCATCTATTCAGATAAAACACGGAGTAGATTCAGGAACTGCAACTATAACGGCAAAAGTATGGGGCAGTTTGTTTAAGGATGCAGGAACCGTTGGCGGAGCTAATTGGACACAAATAGGAGACGATGTTACAATAGCAAATGCAACTAGTGCGTTAAAGGCTATTTCAACTACAGGCTTAATGAAGTTGGGAGTTACAATGACAATAGCGTCAGGAACTCCAAATTTTACAGCAGGTAATTGTAAAGTATTCTTACAGGGGACCATTTAGTGAATGG